AGATCATAATACAAGTTATTAACTTCAGGTAATGTTAGTTTAAGTATGCACTCGCCTTTAAAGTTTTTTAAGTGACGCTGTAGTGCATTTTCAAGTAACGCTTCAATCTCTACTTTGTATAAGTTATCAATTGGAACTTCGGGCTCAATTATCGGCATAAGTCCAGCTGCAGAAATCTTTGTTGCAAGTTCAAATTGTTGTGTAAGTACAGCGTCGATAGTTTCATCGCTTTTTACAATGCTGCGCATTTTAGTACCAGTACAACCGTTTGCTGTTGCGTACTCAATCATATCAGCAATTGGAAAGTCTTTAAGCGTACCATCATCTTCACAACCACTATCTACTTTAAGATATGTTTCAATACCTTTATTAGAGAGATTGTCTACAATGTTTTTTTCAACACTGTCTTTGTACACAATCGCTGCCCAGATATTTGTACTATCAAACAACGGTGAATTAATCATACGCAACCGCATATCGTGTACAAGATCCATCTTATTTTCTTCTGTGTACTCTTGCCCGTAACGCTGTAGTACACCACCTGTTGAACCACCACTGTGATCCATTGCTGCAATAAATTTACTCATGTTCGCCTCCGTTAGCTCGTCCGTTACGACTTTGAAAGCCGTTGAACGCATTTGGTTTACGCCTTGCTGCTTCAAACACTGCAACAGTTAAAACAGTTCCAGCAATCAATACAGTATGCACAATAACATTCATACCTGCGTATGCCCATGTACCTGATGCAATAGTAAATACAATTACCCACATCCAAGCAAGCACTTGCATAATCATATGACGTGCCGATAGTGAAGGAATATTACATAACGGATTCTTATTGTGATCCATTACTAAACTCCAGTTATCTAAAACAAAATCTCTCATTTCTCTAATTCCTCGATCGTTTTACGTTGTTCTTCAATTAGTTGCTTCTGTTTTTCTAGTTCTAAGAACTGCTCATCAACTTCGCTATTAACAATAGGGTCCTTACTAGGAAATTTAATTACGTTATTCATACGTTTCGCCAGTACTTCTAAAGAAGTTTTCACTCCAGAATGCTTTGTCATCAATCCATATATCGTAATGAGGCTTGTTGCCTACATCAAGTTCATGAAACTTTGCACCCCATTCAATTAATTGATTGTTTGTTAGATTAAAATAATCTATTTTACTAGTAATTCCACGTGCTGTCATATATTTAATGTGATGACCTGCATCGTATAATGCATTAACTTTTGCAATACGTTCCATGTATGGAATATGATTAGCGTAATCTTTCTTACCATCTGCAAGAAAAACTTCTTTACAAATAGTTCCATCAATGTCAATTATATATTTCATTTGTTAGTCCTTTCTAATCAAAATGACCGCCAAGTACTACAACAGTGTTTACATCTTTAGGAAATAGTTTTTCCCAGGCTTCTTCAAAACCTTCTGCATACAGATCTAAACAACCCGATTCATCGTTCCATAGTCGTTTAAAGTAACTACTATGCATTTTTATTATATCTTCGTTAGACCAATCATGACACCCTAACGAGCCTTTGACTAGCCAAAATCTATAATACGCTTCTTTTCTGAACGTGAGGTCCATTGTGAACGGTTTTCTATTTGTTATAATACGTTGTAAGATCTACAAGTATTGAGGATGATAGCGATGCATGTTACAATATGAAGAAGCACCCATCCTGTTCGGATGAGTGCCACTCTATCTGCTTTACTGTTATCATGGTAGGCCTTACTACCAATGGCTTTACACCAAGCAGTCCACATATCTTACATGCCGTTCTTTTTATCTTGAACTTCTGCTCTACGTGACTTGGTCAATTTACCAAGATCGCCAAGTGCTTTTCTTGCTCTGGCGGCCGCGGCTTTTACGCCTTTTTCTTCAAACGTTGCATGCTCTGAAAGATAGTTTTGATATGCTTGTACGATTTCTTCGTGAATACTCATTTATTTCTCCTTTGTTAAAATTTAGGTTAAACTAATACTAAGTTACTAGTACTTGAAAGGTATTGTTTAGCCATTTCTTTCTCAGTCCTACTTGCACAAAGTACATTGCTACTTTCAAATGTAATCTTTGCGTCTGCTTCTATAGTAAACATAAACGGTGCTAACGCTAATCCATCTTTATTCATTGTTAGCATTAATGGTTTCTCTACTACGTATTTTGACGATGTAAGTGAATCTAATCTTGCAACAACTTCTTCACCTGATGCTAGTTTAAAACTTACAGTGTCTCCATTTGTTAATGGTTTCTCTAATAACATATATTTTTTATCCCCAACCTGTTCCGTTAAATCCTGTTGTTTCTATATAACTAGTTAGTTCACTGTAGCCACCTATAACCTTATTTCCGATTATAATCTGTGGCATAGTGCGAGCGCCTGGACACTTTTCCAATAACTCTTCCTTAGTAAGATCTTCGTTTAGCTTTCGTGTAGTAAACGGAATTTCCATTCTAGTTAATAGTGCCTTTGCTTTATCACAAAACGGACAAGCATCTTTTGTTAGTACTTCTACGCTTATCATTGGCGTGTACTCTTTCCTGTGGGTTTTCACAGCGAAAATCCTTTTAAAACGTCATCGTCTACATCTTGCTTAATACCACCTATGATATAGCTTTCAACTTCTGTTTCTTGAGGAGCAACTTGCAAACCCGATGAACTCAACCAATGTTGTGTCCACGGAAGCGGATTTGTGTTTACTGGTTGATCAAATATTTGCTTTAGACCAAGTGCTTTTAATCTACGGTTTGCAATGTATTCAACATACTGATTCAATAAAGTATCATTAAGTCCAATCATCGAACCATCTTTAAACAAATATTCAGCCCAAGCCTTTTCTTCTAGTACACACTCTCTCCACATTTGGTATACTTCTTCGTCACACTCTTTAGCAATTGAAACCATTTCTGGATCGTCTTTGCCTTGCGACCAAAGTTTTAATACATGTGTACTAAGTGCTAAGTGTTGACTTTCGTCTCTAGCAATTAAGCTAATGATCTTAGCACTACCCTCCATTAACTTTAACTCACCAAATGCAAACGTACATGCAAAACTAACGTAAAAACGTAAGCCTTCAAGGATGTTTACATTCATCATTGCAAGATAAAGTTTCTTCTTTACTTCCCGCATACTGCCTTTGCCATGATGGGTCCAGTTATCAGCTGCTTCTGTAAATGCATCGTAATTCTTAGTTACTGAGATTGCTCTCTTAATTATTTCTTGATCATCAAGAATGGTATCAAACACCTCACTAGGATCAGAATACACGTTCTTCATAATATGTGTGTAGCTACGTGAATGGATTGTTTCAAAGAAGTCCCAAGTAACAATACACCCTTCTAACTCAGGAATGCTAACATGTGGCAAGAAAGCTAAACATGGTCCGCGACCTTGTACACTGTCAAGAAGTGTTTGATACTTCAAGTTACTTGTAAAAATATGTTTTTGTTCTGGTCTAAAGTTTTGAAAGTCTGCACGATCCTTTTGCAAACTAACTTCTTCAGGTCTCCAAAAATACCCAAGCATGGTTTGATTTAACTTATCAAACACCGGATGTTTAAAAACATCATACCGTTGTGTATTTCCATCAGCTCCAAAAAACATATTTTGTTTAGTAAAGTCAACCTTTTCTCGATTAAATACAGTCTTCATTAATTATCACCTCTCTCTTAGTTAAGTATACAACTTTATACTTAATGTGTCAACCTCTAAATATTACACGCTTCGCATTCTTCGTCACTCATATCTTCTTGTTCAGTTTTTGTTTCATCGTGCCATCCAATTGAGTGCGCAGGCTCTTCAAAAACAATATCATCATCTGTCTTGTAGTCGTATGTGTTCTGATAGTAACTTGTCTTCCAACCTAACTTGTATGTTGTTAGTAAGTCTTTCATCATTACACTCATTGGTACTTCATTATCTGGAAAATGTGTAGGATTGTAACTCCAGTTACCACTAATTCCTTGATCAAAGAACTTTTGCATCACAGAGACAATGTTGATATATCCTTCGTTACTAGGCATATCCCAAAGTAATGTGTAGTAGTTCTTTAAGGAATTATACTGTGGAACAATCTGCTTAAGAGGCCCTTTTTTGCTTTTCTTAACGGACAAGTATCCTCTAGGTGGCTCAATTCCGTTTGTGGCATTTGACACAACGGACGAGCTCTCTGAAGGCATTTGTGCTGACAGAGTGCTGTGCCTGAGCCCGTGTTCGACGATATCATTCCGTAAACTATTCCAATCATGATTTAATTTATTCTCCACTATAGTATCGACTTCTGTTTTGTACGTGTCAATAGGCAATATGCCGTCACTATATTTAGTACGATTAAAGTACTCACATGCGCCACGTTCTTGTGCAAGTTTGTTACTTGCTTTAAGTAAGTAGTACTGGAAAGATTCTGATAAGTCGTGTACCAGTTTCCAAGCCTCTGGATCACTGTACTTTGCTTTATTTTTAGCAAGATAATGAGCAAGTCCAATGTAACCTACACCTAAGCTACGTCGAGCCTTTGTGCTAACTTCAGCAGCTCTAATCGGATACTTTTGATAATCAATAATCTCTTCTAATGATCTAACTGCAAGGTCTGCAAGCTCTTCTAACTCAGACAATTCTTTAATAAGTCCTACATTTATAGCACTAAGAATACATAATGCAATCTCGCCGTTTTCGTCATCAATGTGTTCTAATGGCTTAGTTGGAAGTGTTATCTCTTGGCATAGATTACTCATGTACACTGTATCTTTAAATGAGCTATGTGTGTTACAGTGATCAACATTCATAATATAAATGCGGCCTGTCTCTGCCCGTTCTTTAATTAATGCACTAAACAAATCTCTTGCAGAAAGTTTTTTCTTTCTAATACTTGTAGCACGTTCGTACTTTTCATACAGTTCTTTAAATGTGTCAGCATCACCAAAGTATGCTTCGTACAAGTCAGGTACATCATGCGGCGAGAACAACGTAATATCGCCTCCTGATAACAATCTCTCATACATTGTTTTGTTAAGCTGAATTGAATAGTCTAGCTTACGTACACGATTGTCCTCTGTACCTTTATTATTCTTTAGTACAAGTATATCTTCAATCTCGTAATGCCAAAAAGGAAAATGTGTAGTAGCACTACCACCACGTACTCCGTTTTGTGTACAACATCTAACTGTTGATTCGAATTTCTTTAGGAACGGAATTATTCCTGTATGGGCTACTTCTCCACCTCTAATTTTAGAATTGACTGCACGAATCCTACCAGCATTAATACCAATGCCTGCACGTTGCGCCGTATAGCGTCCAATGGCCATATCACTAGCAAAGATACTATCAAGAGTGTCGTTAGCATCAACGAGTACACAACTAGCAAATTGGCGTACAGGGGTTCTGACGCCAGCCATAACTGGTGTTGGGATATTGATCTTAAAAAGTGAGGTCGCATCGTAATATTTCCTTACATATTGTAATCGAGTTTCTTTAGGATACTCTGCAAACAATGTTGCAGCTATCATCATATACATATATTGCGGAGTTTCAAACAATTGGTTGTTACTACGGTCTTGACACAAGTATTTGTCTACTACTTGACGTAGGCCAGCATAGGTAAAGTTCTCATCTCTAGAATGCCTAATGTAAGAATCTAGTGTAGCAAATTCTTCTTTTGTGTAACTGCTTAGTATTGCTTTATCATAAACACCTCGGCCAATATTTTGATCGATCATTTGAGATAACGGAATAGATTTATATTCTCCAAAGACTTCTTTATTAATACTATAACTTAGCAATCTTGCAGCTGCATATTGGTAATTTACTGCATCTAATGAAATTAGATCATTAGCACTTCTAATAAGTACGTCTTGAATTTCTGTAGTACTCATTCCGTCATAGAATTGCAAGTTTGCATTCATTTCAATTTGACTACTACTAACCCCTGCTAATCCTTTACAAGCATGATTCACTACAAAATGAATCTTATCAATATTTAAATGCTCTTTATTGCCGTTTCTTTTAACGATCAAAGTACCGTTGGACATATTTCTTTTCCTCTTCCCTGTCTTATAATTGTGTTTATGTTTGATATTTATTACTGTAACTGTGGCATCAAATAATTTCTCTCTATAACAATGCTCGTCGGTAACGAACTGATATGTATGTAATTATCATTAAAGCCAATCACATTACTGTTAACTGAAAGTAAGTAATATGTCTTATGATTCTTCTTATCTATACCTATATATATCTCAAAATCGTTGTCCTTAAAACTTTCAGTTAACTGTAATGTATAACAAATTCCTAATATTTTACAAAAATTACAGTACTGATTTTCTAAAATTAACTCCCACGGCCCGGGCCATGTTTGCTGATTATACGGGTCTGTGTGTATAACAACTGTTGGTGCTTTTTGATAACGAGCAATCACATCTGTTATTATGTCAGATGAATTACTTAATGTTTCGTTTCGAAACGTCTGCCACTCTAAGAGTCTTGCTTCGTAATGTTTACCAAACATTCATTAAGACTGTTTACTTGTTGCACTAAACGTCATTATTGTTTGGTCGTCACTTGGCATAATACTAGTGTAACTAATAGATATAGTGTCAGACGATCCACTTCCGTCTTCGTCTGTTGCTGTTACATCAAACTGAATAGCTTCTACGTAAGCATCGGTTCCAGTAAAGTAGTAATCGTCATAGTATTCTAACTTAGGTGTAGTAGTCTCCATTTGTATGCTTAACTTTCCACTTCGTGATACTGGATAGTTGTTACTTGTTAACGTATAATCTAATTCGAAATATTGATCTTTATAACCAGGTAGTCTAATTGCCTTAACACTTGTTCCACGTGATATTGTAATTTGGTGTGACTCTTTCCAAGTCCACGATCCTAAAGTTTCAACCTCAGGATAATATACTTTTCCAGTTAAGTTTGCTGTTGTATATGATAATTCTTTTGTTCGTGCAAAGTGATCTTCAGAAGTTGAATTTCCCACTTTTACATATTTAATTATAGAATGAGATGGGTTAGCATCTGACGATCCGTCATTTCCTACTAGAACAAAAGAGTTGTTTGAACTACTATTCTTTGTACCGTTATGTATCCAAATGCCTTGATAATTAATATTAGTAAATTCACTATGTGTAATAGTATTATTTACAGGACCAGTAGATTGTCCGCTGCTTGCAGCGCCAAGTACCATATCAATTCCAAAGACAAATCCGTAACCTAATCCATTAAATATACAATCAGTCCATGTATTATTGTTAATGTCCCAGTTACTCATTACTCCATAACCAAAACTGTTTACTTCAACTCTCTCAAACAAGTTGCCAGTAGTTTCAACTGATCCGCTAAGGCTGTTTAACTCTATACCAATCTCACTTGCATAGCCTGCAGGTATAGAATCACCTGAACTCCAAGTGCCTTTAATTTTAATGTCTCTAAAAATACTATCTCTACAAGACTGTAACACTAGTCCGTTGGATCCTGCTACTGTAGATTCTAATGTTAGTCCTTCAAGTTTTATGTTTCTTGCTTGTAATATAAGACTTGATCCACTATCGTCGGATCGTGTTGCTTTGTTAGCAGTACCTGCAATTAATTGATTTTCTGTTCTAAACAAATCACCTGTAGTTGTTTTCTTAATAATAGTTTTATCAGAACCTGCTCCAACTATTGTTGTATAAGGCGGAAGGTAAATTGTACCATCAAGACTATAAATTCCTGCTTCTAATACTAGTGTTACTCTACTTTGTGCTGTACCTAATGATGCAGAATTTAAGTATAATTGATCAATTGCAGTTTGTAACTTAACTGTTGCATCTGCACCTTCAATTCCGTTTAATCCAAATGCTCTGCCTGTAACAGTGTCATCTAGTCTGTCCTGTAATGTTCGTTGAACTGGGTTAGTTGCCGAATCGCCAGTCACTACATACGGATCGTTTGTACGATAGCCGTATGTGTCAATTAATGTAAAAAGATTATCGTGTTGAGTTAAAACTTTAGTGTTTCCGGTACTCGGAGCACCTTCTGATACTGCACCGTTACCAACATATAATTCCTGCGAGTCAATCGCCCATCCCATTTCACCACTGGATAGTTGCGGAATACCGGACCCTGCGTTCTTCTGACCTCTACGAATTTGTATTTTTGATATCTGTACAACAGCCACGTTAAATTCTCCTTATTGTGTTATTATACATATTTAGCTATGTTTCTCGTAATAAGTATAAACTCTGTTGTACCATTCAGTACGCCATTCGTCATATTCATGTGGCCAAAGATCAAACTGTTGATATGTTTCGCCGCCTAGTGCCATGCCATCGTCGCCGCGACTACACATAAAAATATGTCCTTGGCGTATGTTTGTACCAAAGTTTTCGTTGTGTGCTTCTGCGTATGCAACCATTTGTAAGTAGTAATCTTGTACCCACTCTAGTTTCTTAGGCTTGTTAGTTTGCTTAAAGTCCATAATACAAGGCTCACCTTTATATTGGCCAACTAAGTCACACATGCCTGCATACAATGATGGTACATAAAGTGCTACTTCACTACCCCAAATCTCATCAACGTTTACCATAGCTGTGTCACGTATAACTTCTGCCATACGATGTGCTTTGATAGCAAACGGATTACTTCCTGGACTAGGTAACTCACCATTATCAACATAGTCTTCAAGATACTTGTGCATACGTGTGCCTACGCCACTTGCTTCAGTTACAATTTCTTGTGCTTTCTTTTCACCTACACGCTTTTTCCAAGCAATAAGGTGCGACATGTCTTTAGTTGCACTAAGGATAGTTGTAACACTAGCAACGGCTCCACCGTCTGGTGTCATGTACTTACGTTTACCTGTAACAGGATCAGTTTTACGATCTATCTTTTGATAATTAAATTTATCTTCAAGTATTAAGCTGCTCATTTATAGTTTCTCATCATTACCAGTCACCGTCTCGATAATTATAATCGTTGTTAGTGTAATAGGGATTAACAGTAGAGTTTTGATCATCTTGCGATTCAAGTTTAGTTACTTCGGGTACATAATGCATAACCATTTGTTCTACACCTAGTTTAAGTGTAATGCTGCTACTAGCACAGCCAGAGCATGCTCCGCCTAATTCTACTAGTAGTGTCCCGTCATCGTAGCTAACAAACTCAATTACTCCGCCGTGTCCGGCTACCGCTGGTTTTACTTGCGTTTCAATTAAGTCTTTGATTTGAGTGACTATCTCTTCATTTGATCTCATAGTTGTTTCCTTCATTACGTATATTATACGACATTAAACAACGAAAGTCAAGTATTATTTTAGAGTTTTGCCCCGACATCAGTTGCAGACTTAGCCATTTTTGCTACTGTAGTATCACCTTCAGCGCCGTCAGCTTGTGGATTGTTAGTAGCAGGCTTTTTAGTGTTAGGCTCAATGCCCTTTTCACTAAAATTTGTAACCATAGTTTTTACTCTAGGGTCAGTATCGTATGCAGCTTTAAAAGTTCCATAGTCAAACTGTTCGCCGCCAATGTTCTGCATGAGTTTATTAATGTCTAGGATTTTTGCGCCAGGATGAGAAGTTGCTAATGCAGTTCGGTCTGCTTGGCTAGGTTTTGTAAAGGGTAGGTATAAACTAGTGTCGCTTTGATCGGCACTAGTTATTATAGTTCTTAGTAGCTGGACTAATTTACTAGGTTGTCCATCTGCCTCTAGGACTTTTTTTTTGAACCTGCCAAGATCTGTCCAACTCTTCGTGAACGCTCTAACGATTCTCGTTTTGCTCTACCAGCTTCTTCAGCGCCGCCTGTGCCTGCTTCAGCTGCTGCAAAGTCGTCGTCTGCATCAACAGTTGGTTCCATGTCTGCATCAATGTCTGCTTCTGGTGCAGCATCAACTTCTGGTTCTGCTCCCATAGTATCAATTGGTGCTTCGCCTTCACCAGTTAGCATGCCTACACCTTGTGTAAGTGCAGCTCGAGTAGTTTCCATTACGTCATACATTGCTTCTAGTGCAGGCTTGACTGTTTGCACAAATGCATCTGACTGTTGTAGTCCCATTTCGTCTCTGATAGCGTCTGCTAGTTCTAGCATTGATTCTGTTTGCATTTCTGCTGTGTCTTCCATCCAACCAGTAACTCTGTCTACCATGTCCTTGGAAGCCATAACTAATTCTGCTTCGTCCTCTTTACCTTCTTTAACGTTTTTCTTATTATCTTTCTTATCTGCCCAGTCTGGAATGCCATCGCCGTCAGCGTCTGGCTTCTTGTTGGAGTCTTTTGCAGCTTTCTTATCTACTGGCTTCTTGCCTTTTTTCTTGTCTTGATATGCTTTTAGTCCTGCTGGTACTTCACCACCTTCAATCATTGCACCACGCTCACTAATAGTTGCATTAACAACATCTAAAAATAATTTAGACTTTTGATAATTTTCACTAGTATGTACTTTATCAAAGCTCTCTGTAGTTTCAATTGCGGAAAGTTGTGTACGTAATCTATTCCTTGCATCTTCTAGTTGCTCACTACTAAACGCTTCAACATTGATCTTCTTACCGAATCTTTTAGCTAAAGTTTCGTTTAAACTCTTTGCAGTGACTGGTTTAGATATTTCTTGTAAATTCATTTTAACTTTCCTTAATGGCCTTGTATTAGTTACTTTTATTTATCTAAAGATGTGGTCTTCTAGTGCCGCTGTGGCGTCTTCTACTTTATCTTTAGCTATATCATATCGATCTATTGTTGACGATCTTTTCCATTCGTCTTTAGTATTATCTATTGTATGCGAATAAAATATACAATCAATATAGTGTTTCATTAGTTTTTGATCTAACTGCATAATGTCATCAGTGTATTCTTCAATTCCTTTTGATAGTCTTTTAGCTAGTGCTATTGCAGCTGTTTGTGAAAAACACTGTTCAATTATTTTATTATCTTTACAATCAATAACTATATATTGACTCTTCTTTTTTCTTATGGCGTACCCGCCTATACGAATACTATTCCCCTTCTTGTAAGGAAAATGTGACACGTCTATACTTCTATTTAATAGATCGTGTAATTCTTGTATAACATGATTATGTACTTCCGCCATCATTTTTTACCACCAATACAGTTGAACCGTTCTTAAATTTACTTACCAAACTCTTACGAATTAATGCTTCGATTATGACTTGATCTCTTTCAGAAAATCCTCTTAACGGACTTGCTCTATCAAGTTTAGCTAGTGCTATCTTTTCTTCGTTAGTTGTAAACGTATTCTTTATTAAGTCCGAAATTTTCATTATTGCGAACCGGTGGTACCAGTAGTACCTTGTGGAGTGGCTACATTATTAGCTTGTTTTGTAGCAATATCTTTTGTTTGCTGTGCCATAGTTTGCTGTAATTTTTTTGGATTTTTAAGCATATCTTTTGAAGCTGCTGCTTGTCCTGGCTCTAACGCTTTGCCTGGTTCTGCAATACCAATGTTACCTTCTTTGTCAGTATATACTGTTCCAGTATCTCGCTTACTTGGATCACCATCAATTGCTGCTATGCTTCCGTCTGGCATAACGGCCTGTGCTATTTCAACAGTTTGCATTTGTGGAGTTGTTATCTCAAAAATTTTCATTATATTCTTCCTCCACGACCTTTGTTAGTCGGTTTATTTAATGTTTTTAATCGTCTAGACCTAACGTTTCTGATCCTAGTATTAATACCAGACATTTTAATCTTACTTGATTGAGAGGCCTTGGTCTTTTTTAGTGTTGCACTCTTTGAAACATCAAGTGGTTTATTACATGATGCTGGAGATGCCATTGTTCTACCTTGTCGTACTCCAGAAGTACATCTATACTTCCTAACTTGTTTGCCGCCTTGCCGGGACCAAACCATTCCTTCGTCTATTAGTTGTCTAACTCGCATTTATCTTTTTCTCCCAGATGACTTATTCATTGCTTGAACTCGTTTACTGGCTGGATTGGTTCTCTTAGTCTTCTTGCTTTTTCTAGCTATTCGGTTTCCTAACCTTGCTTTCATCTTTTTCATATTAGCACGTTTTTTAGGATCTATCCTAACATAACACTTGCCTGGATCTGAAACGACACGGCCATGGCGCTGGCCGCCTTGACATCTATATTTACGAACAACAGTTTTACCTGACCGAGCCCATACAAGGGCTTCGTTAAGGTTGTTTTCGTCAGATGTAATCTCTCTTAATAACATATAGTTATTTACCTAATATTAGATTAGTATACTTAGATTCGACGAGTTGGTTTAGTTGGAGATAACGGAGTGTAGCTTTGTTTATACAAGTACCAAAGCGGAGGTAGCATTACAATGACCCAAGCTATTAGCACTAGGGTAAACATAATCATAATTTATGTTGGCAAATTCATTACTACAACAATAATAGTTGAAAGTAATCCAGTAATAATAGTAGCTGTTGCACCAAATAATACTTTGATCATTGCTTTATTACCGTGTGTTATATCGTGATGTATGTGTTCAACTTTTTCTTCAATTTTAGTAAGACGACCATCGAGTTGTTCATACCGTTGTTGGCATAAATCTACGTGTGCTTCTAAATTCTTTTTTTCGAGGGCGGTGGCCATTTTATGTCTTTTCCATATGTAAAGTAAACTTGTAGTTTGCCTTGTAATAGTATTATAAAATTGCCTAGTTGACTGTGCTCAACATTAGTATTTATAATACCCATTGGTGTAAATTATGTATGTAGTTATTCTATAAATTCAAATACTACATTTTTATCTTTTTTGTCTAGCGTTCTAAAAACTGCATTTTTAAAAGTAGCAGTTTCCTTTAAATCTTTTATTATTGGAACAAGATCGTAATCAGCTTGTAATGTTTGTATAGTTATACCTGAAGTTGCTTCGTAACTAAACTTAAAAGACCAGTAACGATGTTCGCCTTTAAATGCTGTTCCAAATCCTAATTTACTAACATCACCTACTTCGTTTGTTAATGATACTGGAATTGGGTTTACTCGTAATCCTACAGTTTGCATTGCAGTCATATAGTTTGCTTGTTGGTTAAATTGAAACTTATCATCACCTCGACGGGCTTGTGTTTCAGTTATATCGATTAAGGTTTTTAAAATAACATTCATACTGTATTTACAGCCATAAAAAAAGAGCCACTTAAAAAGTGACTCTTTAGTGTGACGCCTTTTACAACTTCACGATTCTAAGGTAGTTAGAATTTATTAAGCTACTACAAATGTAGTTGCGGCTGTTACTGTTGCGCCTGAAGCGTCATAGTCGTTAGGTCCAGCTGTGGCGCCTAATTCTCTAAGACGTGCTTGCAAAGAAGCAGCTGTTACGCTGTGTCCGTCCATAACAACAGACATTTGACCGCTGTTATCGTTTACAAAGCAATATGCCAAAGGCTGTACAATGCTTAAGATTAGTTCACATGCTTCGTTAGCTGCGTCATCTTCTGTACGTAGATCTCCGCCTGCGTCGATTACAAATAATGCAATCTGTGATAGTGATACAGTGTTACCTGCGATTACTGGTGGAATACCATTAATTCTTGCTACTGATGCCATTTTTTTTCTCCTTTAAAGTTTCTCTTAAATGGACAATTACACGCTCAGTGTATATTGTTACTAGTATTTAGTCGAATGGAAGAAAAGAGGGGTATTACGGGTTATTTTCGTTGTTTTTTAGCTCGTTGATGTAGTACTCTAAGGCCTTGTACATAAGTTGGGCCAGCTGCAACTATATCATCAACCATCTTAATAATTGGCAAGTACCCGTTTACAAACGTAGTTGGGATTGATTGTTTAGATTGGACTGCATCTAGAAAACGTTTAGCTTGCATGATATTACCAGCACCAACAAGCAATCGATAGTATTGTAACCCTAATGTATTTGGTACTAAATCAGGAACACTAATAGTTGGTTCATTGTCTTTAACGTCTTTTGTCTCTAGACCTTTATCGTTAACAAACTTCTCAAAGTCGGATATTAAGTCGCTTGATCTTAATTTTGCTCTTACTGCATACAGTAATCTAGTAGTAAAATTACTTCGTTCTATGTTACTTACACCTTGTATATTAGTAACTAATCTTCTTATATTTTTGTATCCAGGGTCTTTTATGTTTAGTTCGCTTTCAAGTTTTATAAAGAGTTTACTAACGCCTTTTGGT